GATTGAGTTTGTATCCAGGATCAGTGGAGATGGTGTTGCCAAGAATGTAAAGGTTACCAAGGTGTGCATTACCGCTGATATCCAGTGTATAAGCCGGAACACTTTTGTTGATACCAACTCGATAATTGTTTACATCAAAGTAGGCTGCAGCGTCAATGGAAATGTTCTGCCCCTGGCGTTCCAGGTTTGCTTGCAACATTGGTCCATTGATTCTTGCCAGTGCCATGTGTGCCCTTTATGCTGGCACGTTGGTGCTGTTAATGTTGTGTATGATGGTGATTTGAGTTCGATTAATAGTACCCAGTGGTGGTGCTACTGAAAACGTTATACTATAACCACTCACAGTGTAGTTGTTGGGCTCTTGGTAAACTCCGCCAACAAATACTGCAATGGCATTGGGATCTGTTTCTTGTTGACCCATTGTGAACACCTGTGTAGTTCCATCGCCGTAGGGCAGTGTGGCGCCGCCGTTGGTTCCACCGTTTGACGAATCTATCAATAAGGTCACGCTACCAATTTTGGCCACTTGACTCCAAGCACCGTTATAATAAAATTCAATTCTACTACTGGCTTGATTAAATCGCATTAGGCCGTTTGTGGGTGCATCCCCAAATGCACTGCTAGGCACTATGGGCATTTGCATGGCCAAGGTAGCATTGTCACTTGGCAATGGATTTTTTAAAAGTCTTGCCATGTTTAAATTCCTATTGAACTCACTGTTGCAGTCACAGCATTTGCATTACTTGCATTGGCCATGATTGCATCGCCTACGTTTCCTAAAATAAATTTTTCAGCATAAACAATTAAAGTGTTGTACGCAGTCAAAGTGTAATTGGGATATATTACTGTGTTGTTGCCAGAGACACTGCCAATTGGTACCACATACACGTTTACGGTTTGTGGCGAGTTTGTGTAGTTGGCCAAGTGAATGGTAGTAATGGCGCTGGTGCCAGTACTGCTTTGGTTGACAAATATATTTGCCGCTGTTGTTGTTAATGCTGTGTTTTGTATTGCCATTTTTATTCCTATCCAAATACAATGCTATAAGCCACTGCCTTGGCTTTTGTTGCTAGTTCTGCATTACTGGATAGTGTGTTTGTCACATACAATCCAGACCCCCCACTACCAGCAGTTGTTAGAGTAAGTTGCACACTACCTGTGGGATTATAGATAGTATGACTGTTTAAATTTAAATTTGCACTCAATGTTGGCGCACTATCTGCGTACAAGTTTGCTATACCTGCAGTTGCAGTGGTGGTAATATTTGCGTATGTGGCACCATTGTTTGTAATTTGCCACATTTGCACAGTCTCGTTCCATCTCAATGCCACGTTTGCACTGTTGCCACGATTCACTGTGATTCCAGCGTTCAATGTAGGAGCAGTATTTGAAAGCAAATTGGCATTTAATATGATAAAATTATCCGAAACGCCCAATGTAGTTGTGTCAATTTGAGTGGTGTTGCCCATCACAATCAAATTGCCATTAATGGTAACGGTGCTGGTATTCAAATAGATCTGATCTGTGGAATTCACTGATTGAATCTTGTAATCACCGGAAATTCTTTTAACTGTACTCATCTCAGAAAGCCTTGTTTATTGTATATTTAGTTGATTCTAATATATTGATTTATCAAAAATAAAGCGGCCTAAGCCGCTTTAAATTGAGTCATGCCGTAGTCAAATACAGCCAATAGTTGTTATTATGCGTATTGTACTTGGATGAAAGTTGAATCTGGAGCTGCTAAGTGGTAGCGATAACGAGTTGGGTTAAATCCATTTGTGTAGTATGTAGTTACACCGTTTGTGCTATCCATTTGTCCGTCACTGTACCAATCCCAAACGTGTCTGTTGTTGATCTTGCTGGCGTATGTAGCAGTGCTAACAGTGACTCCAGTATAAGCTGGAACGTTACCACTAGTAGCAACGGTGATTGTTCCACTGTTACTGACTGCTGTAACTTGTGTAAAGTTGGCAATATTAGAAGTTGGACTTGTCCAGCTCAAGTAATCGCCTACTCTAGGAAGGGCAACCGGTCCAGTAACCGCAGTACGTGTGTCAAATGTCACTGTGGTGCTGGTTGCATTGCCTGCAATGTTAGCAGCAGCAATGTTAGCAGCTGCATTGTTCAATGTCAATAGAATGTTCATTTGACCTGAAGTGGGGTTTGGTGAATTTGTCAATGTGCAAGTGCCTACTTTTGATAGGGCGTCTTGTACACGGAATTTGTGTGAACCTTTTTGTTTTAGGATACTGCACTGTTGTGAGCTAGATCCTGCAACAAAACTTTGTCCTTGGATCTGACGTCCTGCCTGACTTGTCAAACCACCTGTACCACCAACATATGCTCCATTGATGCTTTCCGGACCAGTATAACGGTCAGTGGGTGCATTTGCATTTTGTGGATAAGTTACATTTGTAACCGAAGTTGTTTTTGTAATTTTTAGTTTTGCCATTTATTTTCTCCTTGTGTTAGCGTTCTAGGCTACCCGAAGTGGCTGCTCCGAGAACCCCTCTGTGGGAGTGAACACTGTATTTATACTTTGGGTTTTGCAACTGGTGGTTTAGCTGGTGTGGGGGCCTTGTATCCGGCCACTGCTGGTGCTGCTTTAGGCACATCTGCTTTGGGTTTAACTGCGGTTTGTGGTTGTACTACGGTGCCGCTTCTATTAGGTATTGCTGTTGCTGGTGGTTGTTTGTTTGCCATGTTGATCTCCTATGTTATTATATTTATTGGGGCCAACAAAAAAGGCTCCGAAGAGCCTTTTTGTTAAACAAACCAATAATGGATTATTGGAATGATAGATTTGCAATACTGATCTCAGAAACGTAGTCGCCTGCGTTACCTAGAGAAGAAGCAGTATTTGTAAGCTCAACATAACCATAACGTGTCATGAAGCCTACTACTGGTTCAAAAGTATTTGGATCCAATACAACACCACTACTCATTAATGGAATGTAAGGGCAATAGAACGCAGCTGCATCAGCCTCGCTAGAACCTTTATATCCAACCAATACTGGAGTTGAATCATTTGCGTATGCATTTACATAGATACGCATAGCACCGTTCAATGTACCAACATACTTTGTGTTTGTTGGTGCTTCGAAAGTACCTTCTGTTGTACGTGCAAAAGCACTTGTTGTTGCTGACTGTAGTACTGTCAATGCAGCAGGAGATACAATAGCCCAGTTACCTGCGCCACGACGTGTACGTTGTGCGATTAGGTTAGCTGAACGGTTGATCAATACTGCTAGAGCAGCGTGCTCGTCACCAACGAATGTAGCAGTACCAGATACTGCAGATTGGTCAAAAGCGTAGTCTGTTGCAGCCAAAGAGCTTAGTGAACCGATAATTTCTTGGTCGATTTCAACTGTGATCTCTTGTGCTAGAGCAGCCATAATTTCTGCTTCAACATCCAAACCGTGCATAGATTGTGCATCTTGCGCAGCTTCAAATGTCCAACGTGCTGACATTTTACGTGTCTTCGCTTCAACAACTTGTTTCAAGATTTGAACGTTGATACGGTTGCCAGGTGTACCTTCAAGTGTAGCAGTGCTTGATGGATAACCATTGGTTGCTCCAGAATAAGCAGTTGCAATCTTGAATGGTGATAGTGCTTCATCACCAGCTGTCGCGCCTGTAGCACCGCCAGTACCTACAACGTTATCTGCATAACGTACACGTAGTGTATGGATTTGGCTAACTGGGCCAGTCATTGGTTGTACACCAATAATCTCATTTGCAATAACTGTGGGCATAACACGACGGATAACTGGTAGAATTACACGGTTAAGTGTAGCTACGTTACCTGCTGATGTTGCGCCAGCTGTTGCATTTTCAACTAGGTGCTTGCGTGTATTTTCCAATACAACTGCCATTGTAGTTCTCTTAGAACCATTTAAGCCTTCTAACAGAGCGTCTTTTGTCTCGCCCCAACGGCTTTCTAATAATGCTTGTGTCATTTTCTTTTCCTTTTTCCTATTTAGGGTAAGTTACTTAAGCCCTGCTAGTTTTCTCAATTCAAATACATTAGCAGAAGCTTCTGTGTCTTGAGTTGATACTGGCATTGCAGTTTTGTCTCCCGTCACTTCTGTACGTGATTCAGTCAAAACTCGTGCACTGGGTGCAGGTTGTTTTGTAGTACCATTGTTCAGAACTGCTGGTAGATACTTATCAAATGCGGACTGTAACTTGTCAGTCTGCACTGATTCGAGTAGACTGCTCATTACTGCAGCTTTCTCTTTGTTTAGAGGTTTCAACATTTCTACAAGACGTGTCTTACGTTCTGTTGATTCCCGGATAATACGAATTTCTTTTTCTTTTGATTCAACTAACATTGCTTTACTTTCGATAGCTTTTTTAGCTTCGGCAATAACTGCACTTTGTTTCTTCAACATCTCTTGCATCTTGGCAATTTCTTTGTTCTCATTTAGGTGAGTAACAGCAAACTCGCTTGCAAAAGCTTCGAATAAACGACGACCAAACATGTTCTCACGAGCAATATTGATGTCTTCTTTTAGTTGAGTCATTTCAGACTCTAGTTTTGCGGTAATAGATTCTTTAACCATTTCAGCACTACGTGCAACAAAGTTCTTTTGTAGCTCGGCTAATTTTGCTTTAGCTCCAGCAACAAGTTGAACTTTAGTTTCAACAACTGCTTTCTTGTCTGCTTCAAACTCTTGAATTTCTTCTGCAAGTGCTTTGATAACAAACGATTCAAGTTTAGCGATGCTATTCTCATATTGTTTACGATCATTGCGTAGTTCTTGGATCTCTTCGGCTAGTTTTGTAACTAGGAATTGATCGAACTTACCTGCACTTTCGACCATGCGAGCGTTAAACTTTGCGCGGTCTTCTGAAAGAGCCAGTTTCTCTGCTTTGAATTCTTCAATCTCAGCAGTTAAAGATTCTGTAACCATTTTGTCTAGAGCCTCAACCATAACTTGCTTGTCATGCTGATAGCGACCAGCGAATTCTTCACGAAGCTCTGCACGTAATTGCTCACGTGCTTCAGTTAACTTGGTTTCCCAAGCTTCATTGATAGCTTGTTGTGTAGACTCGTTGATTATACCGCTGTCTAGCATTGGTTTTAAGGCGTCTAACATTGGATTTGTTCTCCTATAGTTTCAAATCGTTGATAAGCTGCACCACTGCTTTTTTCACGTACTTTTGTACTCTTTGATCAGTGCTGGCGTCTTTAGCCATGTCAAACAACTGTTGTCCACCACGCATGTTCATCAACGATTCGTAAATCGCTTTTGGATACGCATTAGGTGCACTGGGTTGTGCAACGATGTCTACGGTAATGATTTCAAAATCACTAACGTGTCCACTTCCTTCATTAACATTACCACTTCCACGTGAGCTCACACCTAGTTTAACACCGCTTGTCAGCATGGCTTCAACTAGCTTGCCCATTGGGGTTGGTAATACTTTTAATTTTCCGTAACCATTAGGACCGTCCATCCACATTTTTGTTATCATATGGCTAACACGATCCAAATTAATCTTTAAGTCATCTGGATGATCTAATTCACCCAGTACACTATAACCACCCGTCAATTGCTCAGTGATGGTTATAACAGCTTTTTTAATTTCGTGGGTGGGATATACACGTTTGTTGGCATTCTGCACGCCACCTTGAATGAATATCCCATCCATATAGAAATGCTTACCACCCTTGCCATCGCCGGAATCTTCAGCAATAACCTGAAGTCCGGCGTTGTCAAAAGATAGAGTTTCCTTAAGGAACAAAGCCATTAT